TATCCCCCCACCATTACACACCTGTTCCCACTCGGAGAACTCCGCCATGTTAGGCGGTCTTGGCCGTCAACTTGCCTTGCTTGGCACGGTTACGCACGGTCAGGTTGCCGTAGCACATGATGAGCGCATAGCGGGCATCGAGGTTCTCTGGACGGACAAATTCCGTCTGGCTGAACCACTTGCCACTGTGACCGACGAGCGTGATGTACTTGCTGTTAAGGAAGTACATAACGCCTGCGGTGCAGTGCGTATCATAAACAACCGGAGCAGCCTTGAACAGCAGGTTCTGGAATCCAGCATCTGCGGTCTTGGTGTCGGTGTAACGGAGTTGTGGCTGCAGAAGTGCCTCATACTTCTCAAACAGTGTTTGAGTCGTAAGAACCATATCTGGGTGGTCATTACCCACCGACACAGTGTTGTAGGCGGTTGCCATTTGGGCAAGCGTCAATGCACCAGCGGTGTTGTTCTCATATGAACGCCACCAAGTATTGAGTGCGTCGGACGAGTCAATTCCACCAACGGTGTTGCCGGACTCAACAAGGTTGCCCAAGCCGTTCCAGTCCTTGTTGGTGTTGCCAGTGCCGTCAGCAAAGAACATCTGGTTAAAGCCTTCACGCAGCGATTCCTCTGCCTGCATAATCTTGGCCTCGAGCAGGTTAATGATTTCCTGCTCGCCATTGTTCTTGGCTTCTTCGATACCGCTGATTGCGATAGAAGCAGCGTACTGCTTCCAGTCGTACTCAGCAGCCGACATTCCTGCCTGAGGTGTCAGCGAAATCGGGTCATAACCCGAGTACGATGAAACGGTGCTGTTCTGCCCATAGATAAGCGGTTCCACAATCTTGGTACCACCATCGAGCATACGGATGCGACCCTTGTCAGAGAGGAAGTAGGTCAACGGACGAGCCGTGAACACATTGTCTGTGAGTTGGTCACGATAGTTTGCGAGCGTTGTTGAAAGCAACGCATCAAAGTTAACATTGCCTGCGGCCATGTTGTTATCTCCTTATATTAGAAGTTGGCGTTTAATTGTCTCTTGGCTGCAAACCAAGCATCGCTCAGACTTGTAATTGGGACAACATCTTCATCGGTTGTTGAAGCAGTGGCACTAGAACCCCCATCAACAACAGACGCTTGACGCTTCGATTCAACAATCCGAGAATCCTCGGCTTGTTTCATTTCGGCAGCCTTGCGTTGAATCTCCTGCTGTCTCATAAACTTGTCAAAAGCAACTTGCTTGTAAGTGCCTTCCAAGTCCGTGGAACCAATACGCATAGCAGCATTGATTACCTCGGTTACATCAAAATCCTCATACTTGGATTGCAATTTAGCAATCTCTCGCTCAATCTGCTGTTGAGACTGGTAATCCTCAAACTGTGCAATACGCTGGTCAAGTTCCCGAATCCGCTTTTCTTGCGGGTCCAAGTCCTCAAACTCGTCATCCACCATCTGTTGAGCCTCCGCTTTGGAGATGCCATAATGGCGTGCCAACAAATCAATGGTTGCTGACGGGTCACGCTCCAACGCAGACTGCAAAGTCGCTGCGAACTGCAACTGCTGTCGCTGCTCCGCCAACTCCTGTGTCTTGCGGGTGTAATCCGCCTGACGCTGATAACCAGCAATTGCCTCAGAAAGTGGAACACTAATTTCCTCACCATCTAGTTTCACCGGTATGCGGTATTCCGCATACTGGCTCACATCCAGACTAGGCGTTTCTGTGGCCGATGTTTCCTCACTTGAAACTTCGGGTGACCCAACGGGTTCCATTTCAGTGACGGGTGCGATTTCCTCGCTCATGTGTTTTTTCTCCTAGAGTCCGTAAAAGGTTGCTCTACAAATTGTTGATGTCGTTCCCTACTATTGGGGTGGCATCGGAGGCGGAGCCTCCGGTGCTGGACCCATCGGTAAGGCTGGAGGACCCGCCGGCCCAGTCGCCTGTGGCGACATGGGCGGAGGCGGTGGTGCGGAGACAAACTTCTCCGGATTCTTCACACCAAAACCAAACTGCAACACATAGGCTGCCAACTCTTGCATATTGACCACACCGGCACCAGCAAACGGAGCCATAGCGTCCACCATCTGAAGTGCCATCTGGCGACGGAAAGACTCGTTTTGGGGTTGCGTAGAACCACCAACCACCTCAAAGTCAAAGTCGCCCTCGAGATAGTCACGGTCAAAGTTAACCCAAACCGGTTCTCCGTCTTTGCCCATAATGCGTGCTGCTTGCTCGCCAGTCATAAACTGGCGGGCAACCATCAACATACGGCGAGCCACCTCGCTAATGGCGTGTTCAACCGTAGCCAACTTGTCCGCAGTGCGAGCGTTCGAAGCATCCTGAATCAGGCCAGCCTCCGTGGCAGTACGGCGAATCTCGGTGGTGCCACCACGCATAAACTCGGTGACACCCGACACACGGTCAATATCGCCAGCAATCAACTCAGACTGATTATAGAACTCAGGCGGATTGATGACCGCTGGGAAAGCAGACACCACATTGGTCAATGGCTCATCTGACGCAACCGGCACCATCGTATTATCCTCATCGGACTCCAATGCGGTGCGACCCATCTGGTCAAACGCCGACTCCTTATAGAGGTACTTTCTGGCGAACCGCTTGCGGTGGTTCATCATCTGAGTACGAGTCTCGTTCAACTCCTTCTGGAGTGGCTCAATCTGCTCGAGGTCACCAATCGGATAAAACGAATCTGGGACATCATAATTCCGCAGCATCACAAACGGATGCCCAAACGAATACGGCATCGGCATCGGCTTCACCAAGAAGTTGTCTCCGCCCTCAGCAAACACAGACATAGTCCGGTTCTTGATGTCGTAGTATTCCCAAATCTCGGCATAACCGTAAGTGCGGTCATAAACCTTCTTACGGCTTGGGTCGTCAGCATATCTGCTGACGGCCATCATCTGGACTGCTTCACGGGCTGCCTTGTTATAACGCTTATCCGCTTGAACATCTTTAAGAGGGCGACGAATCCGTTGCGCAATCCACTTAATATCGTGCATACTGGTAGCATCACAATCAACGAACACATCAAAAACAGAGACTCTTTCTGCAAAAGGAGAATCCTGTATGACCACAGTGTTCGGAGTTGGCATACCATTCGGGTCCGCATCAGAGACTTCTTCATCAACACCAACACGCTCCTCCTCAACAAACCTGTAACCAACCTTTACCCAGCCATGACCGAAAATCAACATATCCTTAACGGCACGGCGGAACTCATCACGGATGTTACGGAAACGCCACCAATAGTTAGACACAGCCTCGGCAATAACGGCATTAGCAGCATTTTCAGAATTGACCGCATTGACCGTAATTTTTGGAAAGTTAACCGAAATACTGGGCGAAATGACATTGATTGTTGAAAATGTCATATTAATCAGCAAACGGTCAGAATCCGTATAATAGTCATAATGCTTGCCTTTATACAAATCCAATAGTCTGCGCCAAATAGCATCAAACCCTTCGTCTTTGCGCCACTTCTTAGAAGCATCAATATGCTTCCGGTAAGAAGCCAAAATGTCGGTATTAGACTTACGAGCCATTACTTAGACCTACCAAACGCTGGGTCGTTCGGATTCAACCACCGAATCAACGGTGGTACTACAGCAGCCAAGGCTGCCTTCAACAGACTGGCGGGGTCTGTTTCACCTGCCCAAGCCAAAGCCAGCACGGCAGCCAAGGCTGACCGTGCATAAGACCAAATAACCTGCTTATGCGCTTCTTTGATGACCATGCCCATCCCCTATGTGATTATCCAACTTGTCGTCCATATTGTCAACCTTAATGACCAGATGCTCCAACAACCCTCGAGACTCGGCGTGCTGGCTGGTGTTTTCCCGTCGCAATTTCTGAAGCAAAACCACCACAGGACCTGTGATGATGGCTACGGCAATGGGAACCCACCAATCCATGACAGATTACACCCACCGAGTCCCGACAGGTTCGGCGTTATAGCCATTAATCTTGGCATCTTCTACCGTTTTGCGTTGACGCTCGCCAATGGTGTCCCCATGGAAGTTCTCCTTGCCATAGGTGAATCCCAAATTGACGGATTTCACATGGCATCCAAAGCAAATTTCCCCACGACGAGGCAAATCCTCGTCGTAAAAACTGCGCATACACTGTTCACAAACAAATTCCACCATCGCAAATACCTGTTTCGTTCCCAAACTAGGAATATCTGGTCGAACTACGGACATTATGTGCCCCAATTGGGGTCTTGGAGGACCCAACCTCCGAAAACATATGCTGTTCCCACCACAAAAGGCTGTTGGTGGGGGGTTTAATATCCCCACGATACTCTGGAAGCCACACATATTTCAGCATCTGGTTGCCGATAGCCAAAGACATGGTCCGGTCATCGTGTGGGGAACCTGCCATTTTGCCGTTCTGTTTGCGGACAAAGGTCCGCAACTCGGCAATAGTCCTAGCGCAATAAATCTCTAGGTCTGAGTTTCTGATGGCAGCGGACAACTCGTCAATAGCCAACGGTTTAGTAGCAGCCGTAGTACGCCACCCAAGCACCTCAGTTGCCTCAGGTAAACGCTGGGCCAGCCTTCGCTGGCGATACAGGTTTCGGTAGCCAACCCGTTGAGCAGCCTTAAGTGAGGTCAAGCCGTGGTTGTTGTTTTCGATACCCAGTAACGCCGTCTTATAGAACCAGCCCAGTTCTGCCAGCATCTCACCAAACAAATCAGGCTCAATATGCCCATGCCAATGAGCCACAATGATACCAGTAGTAGCGTCAATAACATGAGCAGAACTATAGTCACCATACGACAAACCTTCAGCCACATCCGCCCCAATAACATAAACACCCTCATCTGACGGAAAATCCCAAATACTTAACGGACCATCGTTGGCTTCACGAAACTCCGTCTTGCCATCAGCAAAAATATGAAGATAACCAACCGTTGCCTCGATGGTGGGCAAAGAGTCCAATAGGTCAATGTCAAACACTGGATTACCGGACTTAACGAACGCTTCCTCAGGGAAACGGGGGTATTCCTGATGCAACTGCCACGACTGCATATTCTTCGCTTTGTCGTCGTACCAGTCATCTGAACGGTCACCGGCAGACCAAGGAAAGAAAATACCCTTAAAGCGGTTGGTCCCAGTTTGGGACCCAACCCACAAACTATGGAAAAAGTTTCCAGAACCATTAGCGGTAGACAAACCAATGACGCGACCACCAACATCCGCAATCGGTTCAATAGAAGCCCACGCCTCCTCTGGGTTATTCAAAAACGCCCATTCGTCTACAATCACCAAATACACCGACTCACCACGAGCAGGGTCGCTGCCTGATGGCAACGACTCAATAGCCGACTCGTTATCGAACACCATCTTCAACTGGTGGTCAGTTACCTGCTTGGGTCCACGGTCCTTCATCCACGCAGGCAAAAAACGGTAACCATACTTAGACTTGGCAAGCAACTTCATAGCCTCACGCTCAGTACGGGACAACATAACAATAAAGCGGTCCTGTCTAAAATAGACCAGCCAAAAAGCGTAAGCAGCAGCCAAAGTTGAGAAGCCAATCTGACGAGCCTTAAGGACCACGCTATAGCGTTCGCTCATCCAAATACGCATTGTTTCAATCTGCGCTTCACGCATCTCAAACTTAATACGACCACGCTCAGGATGTTTAATGTGCCAATAGTTTTCACAGAAATAAACAAACGCCTCGAGTTGCTGCTCTAAGGTGGAATCCTCGGGGCCACGGCATCTACGCCATTCTTTTTCGTTAATCAGTTCATTTAGTTCCATAAACAGCCACAATTCTATCTCGGTACTCAGCAGAAATCTGTTCCACTAGTTCCTGAATCTTTGCGTTCTTTTGTCTTTGCGCCGAGTGGGGACCAATATGCTGACGGTACAACATCTTGGAAATGTACCCAATTTTGGTCACCAAAGCAGTTCGTACAACCAACTCGTAGTCATCCGCAACTTCTAGTTGCGAATTATGTCCACCAACATTATGGTACACACTAGAACGCCACGCACGAACATGGTTAGGTGCGGAGACAATGTGTCCAAGTGTAGTTGCGTTGATTTGTGGAGCACGCATCACCCACACGCCGTTATCCCAATATTTGCCACCATAACCAAAAGCCCAACCATCAGGGTAAACACCTGATTCACCATTAGGTAAAATCTCACACCAGTCTGAATAAACAAAACCTACCTGCGGGTCAGCAAACTGGTCAGCAATCAACTCTAGTGCATCTGGTGTTAATTCGT